GGAACAAAGTTCGGGCCAATAGCTCTGGGTAAAGAACATCGAAGGTGCGTGCTTTAATAGAAAGCAATTCTCTTTCGAAGAAAATTCCTTCGCCTGCATCTAGGTTTAAAAACTTGCGTCCCATAATTATAATCCTTTTTGATAAAGTTTCAGATTCAAGCGAAAGAGAGGGGATCATATCCCCTCATCTTAATTAAAAGGTAACTTCGATGACTAGTAAATCACCGGCCGCAGCCGCCGAAGTGATAGCCTTACCGAAAGCAGCAGTAGTTAGTCCACCAGCCGCACCAACTCTTTGGAGAACAGGATCGTAGCCAACCGCTGCGTTTATTGCGATAGCTGCATTAGCGACAGCATAATACCGGCCTTTTGATAGGACAGGAAAAGAATCCTTGGCGAAGTAAATGAGGCTGGAAACTTCGATCTCAGAAGCTACCGCTTGGCTTGCGCCCAAAGTCACAGTAGAGGAAAGACTGAATGGGGTTGTGGTTATGCTTGTTACCAGGACACCGTTAAGGCCTTGGGCAACTGCACTGTAAGCCGCCTCGGCGTTAATTGCGGCGAGGACGAGAGCCAAAGTAGTAGCTTGGTTAGTATCGAAAACTACTGGCGAGCCTGCAATAGCTACCCCATCAATTTCTAGCGTAATGCTGTTGCTAGTAACGAAATCCGCATCCCACTGAAGAACCTTGGAGGCTGCTGATTCTGGACGTTCCTTAGCTGTGTTATAAATGGCGATACCTAGAACGGTATCGGTTGCGGCAGCAGGAACATATTGACCGTCGCTTGTTCCGGCCTTAACTGCGGCACCGATAACGATAGCTGATTCCGCTAGGCCTGAATCAACTTGACGAAGTGAAAACTCTTGGGCCAACATTCCGTTGAAGCCAATAACAGGAGTATCACCATATGTTGTTTGAACGCTCATTACTCACCTCGTATTGTTTAATTTAAGTTAGAATCTAATGCTTAGGCTTTTGATTGCCAAAGTTTCTGGTCCCTGGCCCAAGCCTTAGCTCTGGCATCCTCAACACTAACGACCGCACCGGAATCGGCATTTCTGGCTAGGCCATTAGCAAGCTTGCCTTCGTTACTCTGTGGCTTGAAGCCTTCAACAGAGATATCGAAACGAGCCTGAACATAATCTTCTGACTTGCCATCTAGGACAACATCTGGACTGATATGCTTAATGACTTTCTCTTTGATCTCTCGATCAGAAAGCTTGGATAGGTCTTCGCTATCGCCGACGATCTTGTGGCCTTTTCCGACTAGCTCAACCCGGGCAGTAACGGCCTTGGTGAATTTATCCTTGTCACCGGCATCAGTTTTCTTTTGCTGATCTTCGTCATAAGCATCACACTTGGCTTGGAGCTTATCAGCCTTTGACTTGGCTTCAGCCAATTCCTTGACCGACTGAGATGCATCGTTTTGTTGACGAGTGAGGATAACGTGAACCTCATCCGATACCTCAACCTCTTTACCGTCTAATACAAATTTCTTCATGTCTAACCTCTCACTGTTATCAATAAAACTTAAACCGTCACAATTAACGTGCAAGTCTTTGCTAACGTCTTCACCGTCGAGAAGGACCTTGCATTGCGCTCCGCCTCTAGCTCGATCAACCAAACTTAGATGGTTGTATGCTATACTTCTTTGGATAACATCATACTTATTGCCATTCCATTCGCCAGGACTATCTTCTAATTCACAAGTATAGCCAAGTGACAATTCTCTTTTGGTACCATCATGGATTGACTTGATTGCCGAAGGATCAAAGAATGAAACAAGCTGTTGAACGTACTCCTCTGGGTCATTATCAAGGCTGATCTTTTTTGGAGTATCGCTAGTCATGCCGACAATAAGATTGTTGGCATTTTCAGGAGTGATTAATTCTTCGGGGTGATTGTTCGTGGCTGGCAATCCCATAAGACTGTTCAAAGTAGTCTCTGCAAACACTTCGTCTGGGTGCCTAAGCTGTCGAATTACCCTTACCGTTCCGTCAGGTGTCTTCTCGAAATATGTGAAGACACCGGTACGAGTAAGATTAGCGAGCACGTTTAGAAATCCATTCGGCTGGAGATCTAAGCCCTCATCTAATCTTATATAGTCATGATTGGTTTTCATATTATCCTCGTAAGGTCAAGTTAAAATGATATCGGAACACATATCTAAAGTCACTCTATATTACTCTTGAGCCATTCATTCAAACTTGCCAAGTTGAAAATCCTGCCTCTGCCCAGCTTGATAGATGGGATACGGTTTTCACTGATCCAGTTCAATAACGTGCTCTCGGCTATATCAAGCAATAAGGATACCTCATTCAAAGTGTAGTAAGTCTCATTCTCGATCTGTATCATTCTTCGTCTTCCTCAAACTCAGGTATATACGGTATGGCCACGCACCGACAGTTCCAAGGCTCCCCTGGTATGGTGCCGGACGAGGAAAATGTCGAGTCAACAGCCATCTTATATTCGGTGCCTTCCACTTCTACGGTCCCTTCCCATGAGAAAATCTCTTGGTCGAGAGCCCTGTGGGTAGGCCTCACCCTTTCGTCTTCTGCTGTTTGCCAAATATAAAGCCTGACATTGGAAGCTAGCTGCCGTTCTTTGTTTATTGTTCCTAGTGCGGTACCGACTTCATTCCTGGCTATAAACTTAGCTCTATTCATTGCCTTTTTAAATGCGGTTGGCGATTGACCTTTGGCCTCCTTCGAGGTCATGCTGCGGCTGATTCTCTTGGCTATTGTTTCCCATCTCTGACCTTGAACTAATCCCCTAGAAACCTCGTTTCTTATCTGGCCAATGGTTGATCTCTGTAGGTCCTGAATCTTTCCTAGAGAGTTCTGAATAGAGTTGTTTATAATGTCTTCAGTGCCGACAGGGAAAACCGTTATGTTTTGCCTAGCGAATTCCCTTGTGACATCTTCCTCTACCTGTATATTCATTGCCTGAAAAAACTGATTCAAGTTAGACCGGATAAACTCAGCACTATAGAGCCCAAGAAATTGAGCCTCGACCAAGCTAATGAGTTCAGACAATGCTCGGCCATCACCATCAGCGTCGGTGATAACTTGTGGAGTGCCTGCGATTGGATCAGGGACAATCTCTACCTTGTCGGGTTCAGCCTTAAAGTTCTCAGCCAGGAAGTTCAGTTGAGGCACAAGGATTCTATCCATGCCCTTCTGGAGATCCTTGAGCATATTTTGGATAAACCGCTGCATAAGCCTTTCGTACCGCCGATACTTCTTGGTAACTCTGCGAGGCTTGTTCGGGTTACGCCTAGGCTGTCTGGTAGCCCTACGCTTCTTCCTGGCCATCGTCGTTATCCCTTCTTGGCATTGAGCGCCCATGAGCAACTGCTATAATTCTCTTAGCTATCATGCCTTTTTTAATTTGCTTCTTGCTATCCGATCCTTCCACAAGTTTTATGATGCGGTAGCAATCGAGAAGTATAGAATCAAGACATTTTCTAATCTCCTCGTCGATAACTTTTCGGATTTCTGTTGCTTCATGGTGATTCATTAATCACCCTCGTTATCTGGCTCTGGCTTTAGCTCTGGCTTTCGGCTTTCATCCATCTCTAGGCTAGTCTCGAATGAGAACTCACCTTTACCAAACCGATTGCCAGCCACTTCAAAGGAATCATAAACGCCCTGAGTAAGATAGATGCTATCAATGTCAGCTTGAATCTTTCGTGTCTCGATAAGTTTCTTTTGGTCTTGCTGGAATAGAGGATTAAATTCAAAGGTTAGGCCTTCTGGCTCGGCCATGTTCAATTCGGTCTGAGCAAAGATCAGAGACTTCAATTCATTGATAGGGGACCTTAGTTCTGTTTCCTGCATAGCTGCTACCACATCATAGTAGTCAGTGAGTTCTGACTTGCCTGTATCTCCTAGTCCACCGCCAGCCGATTCGCCGAGTAGTCTTGTATGAGGTATTTCAGTAGCAGCTACCAGTCTCGCCTTAGATAGCTCAACCAATTCAGGCACGCCTTGTACCGCTGTTTGCATGAATTGGAAATCATCCTCCTTATCCAAGACAACCGCACGAAGCGTAGATCTAAGCAAGTTGATGATTCCCAATCGCTTGACTACTAATTCATCTTCGTCCTGCGATACAGCTTCGGACAGTCCCTCGATTTTAAAGACTGGCTGATTAACCTCGGAGATAATGGTTGCTATCGTATCGTGAGAAGTAGTGTAGTTCCTGATAGCGTTGTGAAGCCTGGTATAGATAGAGTCATGCCAGTAGTTGTTCCTAACGAATAGCCTAGTGGGTAGCTTCTCACCATCGAAGCGGATCAACCTTGAATGATGAATCAATAAATCATCTTGATTAATGACTATGCCCGAATCATTGCTGAACCGATAGAACTCAGGAGTGCCGAACAATGGATTACTAATTTCATTGAATAGATCGGAGCTTGTAACAGTAAGCTGCCACATGTCGATAACATGTAGAGCGTTAACCTTTCTCACTTGCGAAGCGACCAGAGGCTCATCAAGATTCTTGCCATCGTCCACTGATACGAAACAAGCTGAACCACCATATACTCTAGCCATGGTCCATGCCCAGTTGAATTTCTCCCATACCTGTAGGCGTTCGAATTCTCCATCGAGAAACTTAAATGTTTCATTCATCTCATCTGGGTTATCGTTATCGGGGACCTTCCATGTGATTCCTTCACGGCAACCATCGAAGGGCACCGTCTTAGCAATCTTGCCACCGATATCATCGGCGGCAAACAATGCATCGGCATCACTTCTAAGAGTTCGTTGCCATAGGATTTCTGAAGCTGTATTCCTATCCTTTCCAGGCGTGCCTAGGCCGCTAAGGATATTTACCCAGCCATCTGTCAGGACCTTCTTTACTGAAGGCTTCTTTTTCGTACTAGTTATATTCTTTAGTTTACTCATGTCGTCGAAGCCCTCAAGTGAGAAAGTCCTTTTAGTCCCGTAGGGGAAAAGATCATATGAAACGCATCTGCAATGTTAGGACTAGATTGATTGGTCCTTTTTAACATATCTTTTTTTGACTCTACTTTCTTTTTTGAGTTGGTGGAACTCCTAACCCATAGTGGCGAAGACAATTCAACTACTAGCTTATTAAATATAACATCATCCTCGATATCAATACTTATTGTTTCCTGCGCTACGTCTTCACCTAATGAGACAAGCCGAAAGGTATTGTATAAAAGTTGTGCGGTAAAGCCATGAGCCTGTGCCTTTAGATTTGAGTATGTCTCATCGTTAGTCTTCTCGGTGCCAAAGATTACCTTGTTCGGATCAACAACCTTATCGCCTGCGTTGAACGGCCTCACATCAATGTTTCTCTTATTGATTGATAGCTTATTATCTTTGCCCTTGATTATGTCGTCTATGAAAACCGATACACCATCACCAAAGCCTCCGCACTCATCGTACCGAAAGATCGTGGCATTGTTTAGCTTGCCAATCATCATGGCTCGCCTAGTCGCTATTCTTAGATCGGGAGACTTCACCCATTCCTCTATATGCTTTACAATGTTGCCATCGGAGAAAACCACGGCGTTCTCATCCCTGCCTTGTCCAGCAGGATCATAGCTTACTACCTTCGGCCCAAACTTCCTAAAGCCAGCCTTCTTAGATGCGAACCTTGCGGCCCTTACCCACTCCCTGTCTATGATCGCATTATCATTAGCTCCCTTTGGCTTGCCTTCCCAGATATTCTCATACTCTTTAATGGGACGTGTGGCCTTGCAATGGATTCTTTGTTGATCTAAATGCCTTGGGAAAAACTTATTGTCTCGCCAATTTATTAGGCTAGCGATTGTCTTAGGTGGAGGCCTCACAACAAAACGCTGATAGGTATCGTCCAGTTCATCGTCTGGGTTAAATATGATTATCACTATGGGAGAATTACCGGACCTAGGCCTGATAGATGGTAACAGTTTATCCCAAGAATCCTTACTGATCGCTTCACTCTCTTCGCAGATTACTATATCGACATCGGCGATTGACTTAAGCGAATTTATATTATTCTTTAGGCCTTTGAAAATAAACTTAGAGCCATTCCTTGCGACTATCTCAGCCTTCTTAACATGAAAGAATTCATCAAGCCCTCTATTGATTATGCTTGACTCTATTTCAGTCTTCACCGATTCCTCAATAGATCCCTGTAGCTCTCTAGTAGCCAGCACCCTGATAGGCCTTAGCGTAGATTCAACAACCACCGCATCAATGAAGGTCCAGGTCTTCGCCGAGCCTCTACCTCCATATGCTACAAAGTATTCGTATTCGTTATTGAATACGCTTCTGTTCTTTATGATAGATGATTTAGTCGTGTGGAAAAACTCCTCGAAAGCCTCTTGAGGATTCCACTTCAACTTACTCATCCTCGTCCTCATCATCGGCTTCAATGCTCGACCATGGGGTTAGATCTCCTGTTACAGCCACCTCCTGTTTATCACGCCATGAGAATCTATTTTTCATATTGAAAACCCAGGCTCCAGTCTTGAAGTTTGGCAGTTGTCCCGATGAGCCAGCTACGCCCATTTTCTCCCAAAAGGCTTGACTTTTAGCTGATCCTTTTCTTTTGGCATCGGCAAATTCTTCGTGTGCCTTTGCCCATTCATATACGGTGTCCCTGTCTACATCTACATCACCTGCGAAGGATTCAAAGCTAAGACCCTTACCCATCCAAGTGATTAGCTGCTTGCAATACGACGCTCGATATTTAGTTGGTCTTCCTTTAGGGTTTCCTGTGGGCGGTACTTTCTGTTGACATTCTTTTGAGCAGAATTTCTGCTTTGTAATACCTGTTTCAAACCCTTTGCCGCAAGACTTACATTTTACTTTTCTTATTTTATTTTTCTTGTAAGGTACAGGCATGTCACCCTCCTAACTATTGCTTATAGATTTGATTTGATCGCATTCTGTCGCTTCGATAGCAGCGATGATTTGCTTTAGCATTTATGGGCTTCCTTTCCTGTGTAGTCTTGCCAGCGTTTGATGATAACGCTGCAGTAGTGAGGATCGATTTCCATGCCGTAGCATTGCCGGTTGGTTTTCTCGCAGGCTATTAGCGTGGAGCCTGATCCTAGGAATAGGTCAACAATTAGGTTCTTGTCTTTACCCCATTTACCCAGGAACCATGTAGGCAATTGAACGGGCTTTTGTGTAGGGTGTGTTCTTGGTTTTGCATTAGTATCGTCTTTGACTCCTCCGATCCCTGTCCATTGAATCTTGCATATGTATTTGCGGTGTTTAGTTTTAGACCAACACAATTCAATCTCATTCCCATAAGGAATTTTTGTATCTCCGTCCTGACAATGCTTGTCCCAAACAATCACGGATCCATTCTTGGGCAGCATTTGCATATAGTAATCAAAGCCAAATAAGAAAATCTCTTTGCAATAGTCGAATAGTTGCAAAGTTGGTCTTGGGTCAAAGTCTTGATCGTCTCCTATGACTGCTTTGTGATCTTTTGTTTTAGGGTTGCCGCCCTTCTTGGAAGTGCCTAAGTTTTTTTGCTTGTCCAGTCTTGCCAAGGAGGTGTCTAAATTCATCCCATAAGGCGGATCAGTAAAGACCATGTCAGCCTTAGCCCCATCCATAAGCTTGTCAACATCAGCCTTGTCAGTGCTATCACCGCAAACCAAACGATGATTTCCGAGTATCCAGATATCCCCCCGTTCAACCTTGAACTCGTTCTCTTCCTTGGGCTCTGGTATAATGTCGTCTTTCTCAGAGTCCGAGTCATACTCTGGCTCATCGCCTAATTTAAGACCCAATTCATCAAGACTGTCAGAATCAAAGCCAGTCAAATCTATATTGAAATCCATCTCGTTAAGCTTTTCCAGCTCGTTCGCAAGTATATCATTATCCCACTCTGATTTCTCAGCTAGTCTATTATGAATCAGAGTATAGCCT